GGCTCCTGCCCGGCCTGTTCCATCCAATCGTACAGACCGCCTGAGACGCCGCCTTCGTTTTTTATTTCCTGAAGCTCCTGCAAGGCTTCCGCTTCCGTATAACCCAACTTTTCCACCAAAAACCGTTTTTTGCTCATGAGGCCGTTTGTTGTCAGCAGAATCCCCTCGTTAATATTTGTTTGCCGGTCTTGAAGGATGGAATCATCAAATACAACTTTTGTTTCCCACCCTTGTTGCGCCAAAGCCCCGATATTGTAACCCTTCCATTTCAAACCATACAGGCTGGCAATCTGAATAATGGCGTCAATAATTTTGGCAATAGCCATTTTGATTTGCAGCTGGTGGCTTTTAATGGTCTTATAGGTTTTGCTGTTTTCGCTGATAACCTCGGTGGCTGTTTTTAACCCTGTTGCCCTGTCAAAGGTAAAGGTTCCGGCAGAGAAACCCACTTGTAAGCACAGGATTGAGAGGAAAGCATTGATTGCTCTCTCATGCTCATCAATGCGCAGCTCGACGCTGTTGTCCTGAACCTTTAGAGCGTCTGGCCCATCCGTAAAAAGCGCCTCGTACGCTTCATCGTTTGCGTCAAAAAAACGCCTGGCTTCTCCCGTGACAGGGTCAAGCACAGTTCTTATGCATTGAGATGGAACGATGATTCTTTTCTTTCCCAGCCGAAACTCCCGGATGAAGCTGTCATAGCAAATGTCCAATGCTTTTAACGTAGAAAGCGCGTTAGCATAGATAGAGACCCCAAGCGGGGAATTGTCATCAATATTGTTTGCGACGGCAGTTCTATAATAAGCAAACAGGGAAGTGGTTAGCCCCTGCATAGGAGTATTTGCATTCAAAAATGGGTAAACTTCATCGAGCGGATAGCGAAAACCGAGAATGTCCTGTGATTCTGCCATGCCGGGATTTGTTTTTTTATATTCTGAGCGAAAAACCTCGTTGCTTATGTAATAGGTCAGCCCGTCCCATTTATGCCATTCTAAGCGCGTATAATAGTATCCGTCTTTAGCCTCGCGGCTGATAAACACGCCGTCTGTTACTTGAGAATTATCCCAAGCGGTCGGGACGAATTGATCCGCCATGCAAAACCCCAGCCGAACCATGCCCGTTCCGGGAATTTCGTTCCCCTTGCCGTCCCTTTTTACTTCATACCATGCTTTAATAGCGCCGCCGCCCAGCGCCAATGATTGTTCAATGTGCTCTTGCATTTTGGTCCAAAATCCATTTTTAGTAAGAACATCGTGGACAAACTCCTCCAGCAGCTGCTCGCCGCTTTCCCCTTGGCTTACATGCACGTCGCACTGCTCGGACCATATAAGGCCGGCAAGCTCAGAGCATATGGCTTTCGGCGTATCCATTCGCTCAAGGTCACGCTGGTTTTTAGAATTGGCTATTGTAGGGGCAAGGATTCTATGCCAAGGTCCGTAGAATCCTTTATAGAGATATTTCCAGATGAAAACACCGAAATAATAAAATTGATTGAAAGCGGGGACCCCGCCGACTTCAAATATATCTTTAAATTCTTTTGAAAGCCCTGTTTCTGCTCCTGTCTTTTGCACCCAGCTTTTCACCCTCTCTTTTATTTCCTGAAACAACGGACCACCGCCTTTACAATACATAGTTCTTATAAAAATAATTGTGCGAATAACGGCATTCATCCATAGCGTGGTTATATGCGTCAACAGGGGTTCCGTTTTTATCTACGCAATACATGCCGATTTCTTTTAAAAAATCCAAATGGCCAAATAAATTATTTTCAACAACATAAAAGCGCCCATCCGATATACTGCTTTGCAGGTATTCGATTCCAACTTCTATACCCTTGCTGCTTCCCTTAATATCATGCGCGTTGTTATCCGCGCGGTCTGTGTAAAAACCAAGCAAATCAAGCTCTGCCCGCAGCGCTTTACATGCGGGGTCAATCTTAATGCTGGATTCTCGCATATTTACAAGCTGACGGCAATAAGGGATAAAGGCGCCGCAGATTTCCCGGGCTTGGACAGACATAGCCTTGGCTATTCCGGTCTCCGAGCCGGAATAGTACCAGCCGGCCATGCGATACAATTTATATTTTTGCTCGGGAGACAGCGTTATAACATAACAGCCGATAGACGTTGCGTCAGATAGTCCGCCATCGCCCGCAAAATACATTTCTATTTTTCTTTCACCTTTGGGGATGGCAGAAACAATATGCTTTTTAGTATCAAACATTGAATATATGACGCCTTGCGGTATGCAGCGCTCGCCCAGCCAATCGCGCCTGTAAAGGTATGGGTTTTTAAGGCATGTTTTTCGTATTTCTTCCTTGCGTTCCTTTGTTATGATAGGATTATCATCAATTGTCCAATGCGTCCATTTGGTGTCTTGTACATCGAAAACCTCTGATATAACAGGATGGTTGGGCGAAGGCGGGTTAAGATCGGCAATATGCCAACGAATTTGCGCCGCATAGGTACGGCGGAAAGCCTCTTGTATCGCATCAATATGAAGCAAATTAATCTCACAAAAATAAACGCTTCCCAGAGACATGCCTGTAAACGATTTATGACTGTCCGCTTTTCCTGCGCCTTTATAATAAATGCGTTTTACCCCTTGCTCGGTGTTAATCTCCAGATGATCGCCAAAATCATCATGCTTCATTTTGGAAATTCCATTGAAGATATGAATTAAACCGAGACCATCGCAATCCATAACAAGCTTAAAGGCTTGCTCTTGGTTATAAGCTAAAACCAAATGGTTCATATCCGGCGTATTCCATAAATACCACGCATAACGGGCAACGCTTACGGTGGTCTTTCCACTTCTTGGCGTTCCTTCATTTACTTCCAGACAATGAGAATAGGGCGCGGATAGAATTTCTGTTTGTTTCATTCCCCATTCAAGCTTTTTGCTCATGTTTAAAATCTCCCGCAGTTTTTACAATAGAAGAAAACAGAGAGGTGTCGGGCTGCTTTTGTATATCTTTGGTGAACTTGTCTACAACAATCCCGAGGGCGGTTGCTATCTGTGAAAGCGTAGCCTGATCCAATTTTTCCGGGTCCGCCAGCGCTTTTAAATATTTATCTATAACCCCCTGCGCTACTCCTTTTCTGGAATCCATAAATTCCAGCATATCGGCCGTGTTTTGCTCCTTTTTTTGTTGCGCCTTTTGGGCGAACTCTTCGCAATTCAGCACTACGCGCTTTACTGTGTCTTTTGAAACTCCATTTTCCTTTGCCGTAGCATTGTATGACTGCAGCTCCAAATAATCGACCACTATTTTCTTTTTTTGCCTATCTGTCAAGCGTTTTGCCACACATCACCACCACGCTTTAAAATAAATATCAATCCTTTGTCAATTCCTTCAGGGAGAAACAGAGGCTATTTCGCATGCCATACAGAAGAGCAAGACGCTTGCGCCCTTCTGTGCTCATGCATTCCTTTCTGTTTGCCAGCGCCTCCTCTATTCGGTCCATTACCCTTTTAAGCTCGGCCTGGTATTCGCCTATAAGCTTTTCTTTTTCCACGCTTACCACCTCAAAATGAGCATAAGAAAAGCAGGGTGGTAAGCCCTGCTTAATTTTTACTTGTGCGGATTCAGCCACACATCTTTAAAATGAAAACGCCCATCTAAAAGATGGGCGAAATCTCAACTCATCCTACACTCGGATAGGTGAGCAAAAGTTATAAGTTGACCTTTTGGACGAACCCACACTTTTTGCACCTGTATGTATTGCGCTCTCCACAAATGACCTTTTCTCCACGAAAATAATCAGCTATTTTCACATGTGCAATAAGTTCGAAATCATGTTTGCAGCAGCAGCCTCGCAAATAATTGCATATAAATCGGATCATTACAGAGGCCTCCTCTAAACCGCTTTTGCCTATACTACTATTTTAGCAGATAAAAGCGGACAAAACGGACAACTTTTACAGTTTACGATTGATATACCGTTCAGCTAGCTTTCTCGCACTGTCCGCCGAATTCCCGCCACCAATCGCAAAAGCAATTTTCTGCCGTATTCCTACCAATTACAACAGCTGGGCAAGGATGCTGTTCTGCACGATGAGACCCGCCGGGGTCAGGGCAAGGGTACGGCCGTCAAAGCTTGCATAGCCCGCCCGGACGCAGTTTTGCACAAAGGCCAGCTGTGCGGTGGAAAATTCTTTCCCGTAAAGTTTTTTGTATGCATCCAGCGAAAGGCCTTTGCGCAGACGCAGCTGTAAAATAAGGTAGTCCTCTGCGCCGCAGCTGCCGTCCATCACCGGGGCGGCGGCATCGTTCAGAAAAGCGGCGGTGTCCGGCGGGTAGTAGAACCGTCTGCCGCCCATGCAGGAGTGCGCCGCCGGGCCAAGGCCCAGATAGTCGCCGCAGTCCCAGTAAATGAGGTTGTGTCTGCCCTCATAGCCGGGCTTTGCAAAGTTGGAGATCTCGTACTGTTTGTAGCCGTGGTGTTCCAGCTGTTCCACTGCATAAAGGTAAAAATCGGCGGCTTCATCGCCGGTGGGCAGGCCTTCGGGCGGATGTTTACCAAAGGCCGAATCCGGCTCGATCTTCAGCAGATATGCCGAAATATGGGTAGCCCCACCACCCTCGATCAGTTCCAGCGTTTCGTCAAACTCAGCTTCGGTGTAGTGGGGCAGTGCCAGCATGATGTCGCCGCTGATGTTCGCAAAGCCTGCCCGCCAGGCGGCGGCAAAGGCAGCCCGCGCCTGCTTTGCCGTGTGCGGTCTGCCCAGTGTGCGCAGCTGGGTATCCCGGGCAGACTGCACCCCGAAAGAGATGCGGTTCACGCCCGCCTCCCGGAAGCCTGCAAGGCTTTCTTCCGTCACCGTCTCCGGGTTTGCTTCCAGTGTGATCTCGGCCCCCGGCATCGGCCGGGCCGCATCGATCAGCCGTTTTGCCTGCTCCGGGCGCAGCAGGCTGGGCGTACCGCCGCCAAAATAAAGGGTGTCCGGCTGCAGAGGTGCTTCCGGCGCAAAGCGGGAAAGCTCCCGCAAAAGAGCATCCACATAAGCTTCCGGTACGCCGCGCTCACCGGGATGGGAATAGAAATCGCAGTATCTGCATTTGGAAAAACAGTACGGAATGTGTAAATAAAGCCCAAGAGACATACAATATCACAGCCTTTTTCATGAAACGTTCATTTCTATGCAGTATACTATATTCCGTAGACCGGAGCAAGGAAAAAGTGTTCCGGCAGAAAGAGACTGGAGGAGTCCCATATGGATTACAATTACAATGGTTACGATCGAGGCTACACGGAGCCTGCCATGACCTCGGCTGACTATATGAACCGCACCTATCGCTGGATGGCGGTAGGCCTGCTCATCACCTTTGCCGCGGCGTTCGTTACAGCCGCTACCCCGCTGCTGTACGTGGTCAACTCGCTGTATCTGGTGTTCACCATCGCAGAGCTGGTGTTGGTGTATGTGCTCAGCTCCCGCGTGCAGAACATGTCGGTGGGTGGTGCAAGAGCCACCTTCTTTGCCTATGCACTGCTCAACGGCATGGTGCTGAGCTACTACTTTCTGGTATTTGATCTGGGCACTCTGGTGCTGGCCTTCCTTGCCACCTCGCTGTACTTCGGCCTGATGGCGGTCTACGGCACTACTACCCACAAGGATCTGTCCGGCTGGGGTCCCAAGCTGATGATGGGCCTGTTCGCGCTCATCATCACCGGCTTTGTGGGCATGCTGTTCGGCATGAGCTTCCTTACCACGGTGCTGTACAGCGCTGTCGGTCTGGTGGTGTTCATGCTGCTGACCGCCTACGACACCCAGAAGCTGAGCCAGATGTTCTCCTACTACGCCTATGACGGTGAGCTGGCCGAGAAGGCTTCCATCTACGGCGCACTGACGTTGTATCTGGACTTCATCAACATCTTCCTGTATGTTGTGCGCCTGCTGGGCATGAACAGCCGCCGCCGCAACTGATTTTTGATCCGCAAAGGCTCTCCCGAAAAGGGAGGGCCTTTTTGTTTGGTACTATCATTTAGAATATCCTCCGCTTCGCTTTGGGTATCAACACAGAAGGCCACAGAGGGAAGATGCATTTTCCGGCTGCAGCCCTTCCCGTGAAAGTGCAGCCCCCCCCCCCCACCCCCCCGGGCCGCGGCCGCGGCGGCCCCGCG